TGGCCGACCATCTCCTGAGTGACCGTGCGCGTTGTCCAGCCGATCAGGTCAGCACTGCCTTTGCATAGTCCGAATTGCACCGGGCGGCCGTTCTGGTCGCGCAGGGTGCCGGTGTTGTTGCGGAAGACCTTGGTGTCCCCGTGGCTGATAGCTAGCCGGATCTCCTGCTGGATGCGCTGCTCGCTAGCGCCGCTTGAGGCTCCTGGCATACATCACATGTTTTGCCCAAGCTACGGCATTCTTGTAGCCACGGCTTTGACCGAGGCTTATTAGGTCTTGCAAGCTCTGCGCACTGCCTTGCTCGCGTTTGCGCTCGCGTGTGGTCAGCTCCTGCAGCTCGCCATCAACCACTTTCAGTTCCCTGGTCTCCTGTGGCGCGAACACATGGCCGCAGTCTTGGCAGACCTGCGCAGCGCTCATGCTGGTGCTGAAGCACACCGGGCACACCTTGACGCTGGGTGGGCGGTCGCTATCCCGCTTGCGCATGCCGTCCAGCGTCCAGTCGCGGTCCTCTAGGTGATGCCCTAGCCGCAGCGTGTTGCCCACATGGTCCAGCACGACGGCGGTCTTGCCATGGCTAGGTCTCAGGCAGCGGCCGATCATCTGCAGGTGCAGGCTGACGCTCTGCGTTGGCCTGAGCAGGATGCACCCGCCGACGCTTGGCACGTCCACGCCCTCGCCAATAAGTGAGCACGATGTAAGTACCTTGATTCGACCTGTTCCGAGTGCTGTTAACAGGTCCCTGCGTTGGTCAGTGGTCATAGTGCCGTCAATGCTGGCGGCTGGGATGCCTTGCGACATGAACAGGGCAGCCACCGCCTCGGCATGCGCCACGCTGCAGCAGAACGCAATGGCCGTCTGGCCTGTTAGATGCTTGCGGTAATGACTGCAACAGTCACCCATGATGGTGCCGACACGCTGCTCGGCCTCCTTGGTGTCAAAGTCACCCATGCGCTTGCGCAGCCCGGTGGTATTGAACCCCGGCGGCGCCAGCACACGGGCACTGGCGAGGTAGCCGTTATTAGTCAGCCAAGCAGCGCTGGGTCCCTGCACCATGACCTCATAGTGGTCGCCAAGCCCACGGCCGTCGCCACGGCATGGCGTTGCAGTCACACCTAAGACATGCGCCTGCTGGAAGTGCTGCAGCACCGTGGACCACTGGCCAGCATTGGTGTGGTGTGCCTCGTCCACCACCAAGAGCTGAAAGAACCCAGCCGGCAGCTTATGCAGCCTGCGGGCAAGGGTCTGGACTGAGGCAACCTGCACCGCATGGCTCAGATCCATGCTGCGGCCTGCTGCAATGCGGCCATGCGTCACGCCCATAACCGTGAGGCTGCGGCCGGCTTGGTCCAGCAGCTCAGCCCTATGCACCAGGATGCAGACGCGGTTGCCCTTTTTGGCGGCCGATTGGGCAATGTAGCTGAAAATGCAAGTCTTGCCGCCACCAGTGCTAAGGACGCCAAGAACAGACTTTTTGCCGAGTTGGTATTGGAGGCGGATTTCATCCACCATCTTTTGCTGGTAGGGACGCAAGCTAAGCATTTGATTTGCTCCATTTGCGCACGGGAGTTGCGGCAATGCGCTCCATTGACCAGCCAGCACGTCTGCGGCCATAGAAACGCTGAACGCTGATACCAAACTCTTGCGCCCATTCCTTCGGATACATAGATCTGCCTTGCCATTCAATCGGCGTTGCGTCTGGCGCAAGATGCTCGCGTAAATGGTGATCTTGAGTCATCACCTGCAGATTTGATGGATGGTTGTTTTGCTTGTCACCATCTATGTGATGCACAATTTCGCCGGGTAGCAAAGATCTGCCAAGCATCTGTTCAGCTATCACACGATGCTCATGACGTCCGTGCCGCTTACGGTAGGTGCTTGGCTTTACGGAATCAAAGCGAGCAAGCTGAGCGGCGCGGTTGCTTGCGCGCCTTTGCTGTTCTGGCGTAACATAGTGCGGATCGCCATAACGGCGCACGCGCTGAGCGTGCATTGCGCACATGCCGTGCGAGTCAACAGGCTTGTCGCAGCCTTCGATCTTGCAAGTGCTTGGCATTGGCCAACAAGAGCGGGTAACAGAATCATACAATTTGCCACCACCGGTCGGTAGCACTGCCAGCACTGTGCGTTTGCCGAGTTGGTATTGCAGCCGGATGTCAGTGATGAGCTGCTGTTGGTAGGGGCGGAGGTTCATTGCCATTGGTCGCTCTTGCCAGCGTTGCAGTCACGGCATAGCACCTGCAAGTTGTCAGGCTCATTGGTGCCCCCTTTGGATACTGGATGGATGTGGTCTATCTCAAGCGTGGCGCCATCTTTTGCTGTTGCGCCGCACATCTGGCAACGGTAATCGTCGCGTTTAAGGATGTCAAAACGCAGGCTAGGCTTGATTGGTTGGCGCTTGGGTTGTATCCATTCTGGAATTTCCACTTGATTCTCTTTGCACCATGCAATAATATGGGCATTATGAATACCAGGTAAAATTTCACATTTCCATTCGCTCCATAAAGGGTTGCCACAATGATCCATAAATGACAATCGACCTTCAAATGGGCAGCATTGGCATTCAGCATAAAAAGCTACGGTGTTATCACAATCTTGCATATCAGTCCATCTAGCAGTTTTATGCCTGCTTAAACTTTCTTCGCCGCAATTTGGGCAAATCAAATAACTGGTAACGGGATCAATTTTTGGTATAGAGCGATGGCCAAAGTCTTTGCGCCAATGGCTAGAACTGCAAAGCATTGGAGTGTGCATCAAGTACCTTGACACCCTAGCACGACCCGCTAGACTGCGCAAGTATCCGCTAGGAACCGTGGCCTTATCCCATCCGTTGGCAGTCCAACTCACACCAGAGCAGATGGCATGGCTCGATGCCCGCCGTGTCGCCGGCCTGTCCCGTAGCGCCGTGCTCAGGCTTGTCGTTGAGCAGGCCATGCGCCTTGACAAGCAAGGCCTCCTGCCCGCCACTGGACGCCGCGAGTCATGAGTAGTGACCTGTTGGCGCAGCTCATGAAGCTGCCACGTAACTGGTCTTATGTGCCAGTTGATGGCGAAAAACGGCCATACATCAAAGATTGGCAAGATGGCCACATCACTCGCGCCCAGCTTGGTAATGAGCTGAAATGTGGCCGCGCCAAGGCAATTGGCGTCTGTTGCGGCACCCTTAGTGGTGGCTTGCTGTTCGTTGACCATGACGGCAAGTCCGCGTCGCGGTTGTTTGACGACTGGGGCATCCCGGTCAGCTCGTTGCCGCAGTCTTGGACCGTAACCAGTGGCCGCGACGGGCGGTTTCAGATCATCTACCAAGTGCCTCAGCAGTACTGGGCAGACATCCGCACCCGCAAATACAAGACCGGGGTTACCGATGCCGAAGGCAAGCCTGAGCAGGTAGAACTGCGCTGGGATGGCTGCCAGTCCGTCGTTGCCGGTGCCCACCCGCTGACCAGTGGCTATAGCTGGGTGCCAGGCCGGTCGCCAAGCGATGTGGACATTGCTGAGGCACCGGCGGACCTGATAGCACGCATGTTGCGCCAACCGATTCAGCCGCCGTTGCCGTTGGTGACTGCTGCCGGCAGTGACGACACAGCGCGAGCGCGGTCATATCTCGAAGCGCTGCAACCCAGCCGCGCTGATGACTATGACCAGTGGCTTGAAGTGGGCATGGCGCTACACAGCGTTGATGATGCCTTACTGGCTGACTGGATCAATTGGTCAGCGCAGTCATCCAAGTTCAAGCCTGGTGACTGCGAACACAAGTGGCGCGGGTTCAAGTCCGGCGGTGGCATCACCCTCGGCACACTTGGCCAACTGGCCAAGCAAGACGGCTGGCGTGGGCGGCAGCAACTGGAGCCTGTCCGGCGTGAGCGGCCTTCAAGTAAGCAGCCGCCGTCAGCGGTGAACCCGCAACTGCAGCCCATGAATGCTGCAGAGCTGCTAAACCTGCTGCGGCACGGTGACAGCAGCTACCGCTACAACACCTTCACCCAGCGCATTGAGGTAGACGGCGCTCCCATTGAAGGCGCCGAACGGTTTTACCTCACCTTGGCCGAGATGGGTTACAAGGTCTCCAAAGAGGTAGCACTGGACTGCATTGTGCAGGTGGCCAATGAGTCCCCGTATGACCCTGTTGTCGAGTACCTCGACCGCGTTGCCGCCACGGTTGCACCCGCCTATATCGAAGCCCTGGCTACCGGCTACCTGCGGCCTGATGACACACCTGGCACGATCTATGACGAAATGCTCAAGCGCACCCTGATTGGCGCTGTTGCCCGTGCGTATCACCCTGGCTGCAAACACGACACAGCATGCGTGATCATGGGTGACCAGGGCGCATACAAGTCATCGTTTTGGGCGTGCCTTGGTCATGACTTTTTTAGCGATGCCTTGGGTGACATCAGCAGCAAAGATGACCTGATGGTATTGCACAGGTCATGGATTATGGAGTGGGCAGAGCTTGACCATGTGACTAATCGGAAGCACGCAGGCCAAGTCAAAGCGTTCCTATCGCAGGCGGTCGATATGTTCCGCGTGCCGTATGGCAAGGCAACCGAGGCATTCCCAAGGCGCGGAATCATTGTCGGCACAACCAACCGCACGACCGGCTTTTTGGTCGACGAAACTGGCAACCGCAGGTTCTGGGTGATACCCACCACCAAGACGCAGGCAGACCAGATTGATACCGCCGCGCTATTGCTGGAGCGCGACGCAATATGGTCTGCTGCTGTTGCTGCATACCGCGCTGGCGAGACAAGCAGGCTGCCAATGCAATATGAAGTGAAACTATCCGAGGAGAATGAATCCTATGTGGTTGATAACCCTTGGCAGGCTGAAATTGAGGACTGGTTGCGTAGGCATGGCGAGATTGATCTAACCACTGAGAAGTTGCTTACCGAGGCCATCAAAAAGCCTGTCGAGCGCCAGACCAAGGCGGACCAGATGCAGGTTGCGGATGTGCTGAAGCGGCTCGGGTACAAGCGGTACCGCAGCGGCAAAGGGTCAAGCAGGGCATACGTCTACCGGAAGTAGTACCCCACCTAGGTGGGACGGGTACCCCACCTCGAAATCGCCCAGATGCCTTGCGCCGCAGGCGATGTCGGGCAGGTGCCCCACCTGTCCAGCGTCCCACCTCGGTCTCAAACTTCCCTACGTTTCCTTCGTGTCCCTCTATTCCTTTATTTGTTTTGATATAGGTGGGGTTAGGTAGGGTACGTGGGGAACAGCCGCTCTGTGACTGGGTTTTGGCGGTACCCCACCTCGTCCCACCTTGCCTTTAGGTGGGGAGCTGCCTTACGGTGACTGGATGAAAGAAGTCAAAGTCCGTTTTGAGCCTGCAGACCTGGTGGCGCTGGACCAGCAGGCGGCCATGGCAGGTGTCAGCCGCAGCGAGTTGATCCGCAGCAGAGCGCTGGTGTCGAATTGCGACGGCGGCCTTACCGTTGCGCGGTATCACCGACTAGTGTCCGACGCGCTTGCCAATGTGCGCGGGGACATCCCACGGCGCATGGTTGAGCAACTTGTTGCTTATGTCATTACATGGATCGCATCAACATCGCAGCCAAGCAGCAACCCGTGATCAACCGGCTCCATGACGCCATGGAGCAAGCGCTTGCATACGCCGCTGCTATCCGCGACAATGCCCAAGATGATCAGCAGCCCATCCCGGCTGAACTGGTTGCATCATTCGCCGCTGACTACGAGCGGATTGTTTCCATCCTTACCGACGCCGCCACATGAAACTCATCACCACGCAGGCTGATCTCAGCCATGCACTGCGCACCATCGCCCCAGCTATTGGCACCGGCAACAGTCACCCGATCCTGAGCTGCTGCTTGATCGCTGCTGATGGCGCAACCATGACCGTCACCGGCTTCAACCTGGACCTTGGCATCACGGTGTCCGTACCAGCGGCCGTAGACACACCAGGCACCGTGGCGCTGCCGTATCGGCTGCTGGCAGGTTTGGTTAGCCGTATGGACGACGGCGAGCCTGTGACGCTCTCAGACGGTGCTGTGAGCGCCTCCAGCGGCTCTTACGGGCTTGCGGTGCAGGATGCAGCCGATTACCCGGCCATGCCCGTTGTGGAGGCTCCTAGCGCTGAGCTGGACCTGACCGCTGGTGTGCGTGCCTGCATGGCTGCCGTCAGCACCGACAGCAGCAAGCAGATTCTCCAAGGCATCCACATGGCAGCCGGCTTCATGGAGGCCACCGACGGACACAGGCTCATGCGTGTCCCCGTAGCGCTGCCGGATGGCATCGACCTGGTCCTACCCGCCAGCACGATGAAGCTGCTGCAGGATCGAGTCGTCGGCATTGCTGCCGCAACCGGTCAGGCGGTAATCGACGCCGGTGACGGCATCACCATCTACAGCCGCATCCTTGACGGCAAGTACCCCGACGTGGCAGCGCTGGTGCCGACCAGCTTTGAGCACGCCATGACCATTGACCGGCACCGCTTTGCTAGATGCCTAGAGCGTGTCGCGTTGATCGCAGAGGCGCACAACTCCGTGGTTAAGCTCACCGCCGCTGCTGGTGCGCTGGCCATCACTGCCGAAGCTGATGCCAACAACGGCAAGGAGCTGATCACCTACGACGGCACAGCCGCTGGCGCCTGGGCGTTCAATGTGCATTACCTGCTTGATGGTCTTAAGGCCATGCGCGGTCACGAAACCGTGCTGCTATCCGCTAATGCAGCCACGACCCCTGTAACATTGCAGCCAGCAGACAAAACTGGTATGACCTACCTGGTTATGCCGGTGCAAATCAGAGAATGACATCCATCAAGGATCTCAAGTCCGATCACAAAAACGCCCGCAAGCGTACAGACCGCTCGGCAAAGCTCATTGCTGAGTCGCTGCAGCGTTTTGGTGCCGCACGCAGCATTGTCATCGACGAAGAAAACCGCATCCTTGCTGGCAACGGCACCATCGAAGGTGCCAAGGCGGCAGGCATCAAGAATGTCCGGGTCATCGAAACCGATGGCACCGAGATCATTGCCGTCAAGCGCACCGGCTTAACCGAAGACGAGAAGATTGGCCTTGCCTTGGCCGATAACCGCACCAGTGACCTGTCCGACTGGGACAAGGACATGCTGCAGCAGCTCAGCGAAGAACACGACATTGCTCCATGGTTTGACGCTGACGACCTAGCCGAGATCCTTGGCACTGTCGAGCAGTTGCCAACTGAAGGCTTGACTGATGCTGACGACGTGCCAGAGGCGCCTACTGAGCCAATCACCAAGCCCGGCGACCTTTGGATCCTTGGCAATCACCGCTTGCTTTGCGGTGACAGCACTGATGTGCTTGCCGTTGAGCGGTTGATGGATGGGCAGAAGGCCGATATGGTTTTTACAGATCCACCTTATGGAATGTTTTTAAATACCGACTATGACGCCATGTTTGCGGCCGACAAAGCTCATCGCAAAACAGGCAAGCGCTTTGACGAAGTAGCAGGAGACCACGAGGATTTTGCACCTGAACTGATCAACACAATTTTTACCGCCTTCCCAAGCGCAAAAGAGGTCTTTGTTTGGGGCGCTGACTATTTCAGCGAGCTAATCCCTGATCGCAAGGATGGCTCGTGGATTGTTTGGGACAAGCGCACTAACGAAAACATGGACAGAGTGTCAGGCAATACGTTTGAGTTGTGCTGGTCAAAGCAAAAGCACAAGCGATTGATTGCCCGCATCATGTGGTCAGGCCATCATGGAATGCAAAAGGACGACACAAAGACAAGGGTTCACCCAACGCAAAAGCCTGTGGAACTGGTCACATGGTTCTTCAATAACTGGGGCAAGGAAACCATCACCGTTGCCGACCTATTTGGCGGCTCAGGCTCTACCCTCATCGCCTGCGAAAAGACCTCCCGCCACTGCCGCATGATGGAACTCGATCCCGCTTACTGCGACGTGATCGTTCAACGTTGGCAGGCATTCACCGGCAAGCTGGCTACCCTTGAGGAAAATAAGGAGGTGTTCTAATGGGCGCCCCTCGCGGTCCAAAACAAGAAACCCTAGAGCGCGCTGAACGCTTTGCGCGCATCATCGCTAGCGGTGGGCGGCGTTCAGATTGCATCCGCTATGCACGGGAAAACTGGGGGGTTAAGGATGATGCCTGTGACCTTTACCTGCGTATTGCACGCGACAAGCTAAAAGCCGACTGGGACATCGAGCGACCCCAAATGGTGGCTGACCTGCTTAGCCAGTGCAGCACGCTGCAGATGGAGGCCAGGCGGGCTGGTCAGTACCACATCGCCCTTGGCGCGATCAATACCGCAGCCAAGCTCGCGCAGCTCTGCTCGTGAGCATCCTTGCCATTGCCCGTGAAGGGCATGTGCTGCAGCAGCTCAACCACGGCGGCGAGTTGACGGATGTAGATGCCTTGCTTGCCCGCATTCGTGCAGACCTGCACCCTGGGCAGCTTGCGTTTGTGGATGACACCGCTACGCAGATCCTTGGCATCAGCGCTGGCTATGGCGCTGGCAAGACCAGGGCATTGTGCGCTAAAGCTGTGATGCTGGCGGCGGTCAATCAGGGCTTTATTGGCTGCGTGATGGAGCCAACGGGACCGCTGATCCGCGACATCTGGCAAACGGACTTCGAGGCATTCCTAGAGGCGTATGACATCCCGTACACCTTTAGGGCTAGCCCACTGCCGGAATACATGTTGCACTTGCCAGGTGGCGACACCAAGATCCTGTGCCGCAGCTTTGAGAACTGGTCGCGCATCATTGGCCTAAACCTTGCTTGGGTTTTGGCTGACGAAATCGATACCGTGACGCCCAGCATTGCCAATAAGGCATTCCCAAAGATCCTCGGCCGTTTGCGGTCTGGCAATGTTCGGCAGTTTGGCGCAGCATCGACGCCAGAGGGGTTCCGGTGGATGTGGAACACATTCGGCAGCGATGAGGCCAAGCAACGGCCAGACCGGCAGCTCATCAAGATGCGCACGGTGGACAATCCACACCTGCCGCCGGACTTCATCGAGCGGCTGGAAGCCAACTACGACCCAAGCCTGCTGCGGGCGTACTTGGATGGCGAGTTTGTCAACCTGACAACCGGACAGGTGTATGACCGCTTCGACCGGGTGAAGCATGTCACCACCACAGTGCCGGACATTACCCGCGAACCGGTGCGCGTTGGCATCGACTTCAACGTGGGCAACATGTCTGCCGTGATCGCTGTCCGGTTGAACAACGGCATGCTGGTGATTGACGAGATCGCAGGTGCGCATGACACCGACGCTTTGGCGCAAGAGATCCGTCGCCGGCATCCGCAGCAGCAGATCTACATCTACCCCGACGCCAGCGGTGGCAGCCGCAGCACCAACGCCAGCCAGACCGACATCCAGATCTTGGAGTCCTACGGCATGTCCAACCAGTCACCACGCAGCAATCCGCCAGTGCGTGATCGGGTAGCAGCCGTGCAGGCGCTGCTGGAGAACGGCAAAGGGCAGGTGCGACTGCAGGTAGCGCAGGGCTGCCGTCGCGTGATCGAGTGCCTAGAGCTGCAGTGCTACAACGACAAGGGCGAGCCAGACAAGGACGCCGGCTTTGACCACATGAACGACGCGCTCGGCTACCTGGTGTGGCGCGAGTTCAACCCGCTGCATGCTGGCGCTGGCCGGAGCACTGGGATCAGGCTTTATTGAGGTTTGCAACAAAGGCGCACCACGGCGGCAGACGGTGGTATCTTTTGCTCACGGCCAGCCGGCCGCCCACTTACCATCCCAACCATGGTCACCAACCCTTGGCTCAATCGTTTCGCAGCCCTTGCACTCCTGTTCATGATGTACGGCGTCGGCGTCAGCGTCGGCCGTGATCAAGCAGTGCAGGCACATCACAACCACCCGGCCTGCCATCAGGGACTGAAGCCGTAAACTGACACCATTGTCAGCAGCTAGCGGTCGTGTATAGCGGGTACAACTTCTACGACCGGCCGCTAGCGCAGCGCACCGTTTCCAAGGTCAACGACCCCAACACGAGCTGGTACGCACAGGAGCCGCATTGGATCCTGATTGAGGATCTGCTGCAGGGCACCTATGGCATGCGCAAGAAGCATCGCCGTTACCTGCCGCAAGAGCCACGCGAGCTAGACGAGTCCTACGACAACCGCCTAGCCCGTAGCGTTTGCCCGCCGTATTACATCCGACTAGAGCGCATGCTGGCCGGCATGTTGACCCGTAAACCTGTCCGGCTGGATGACACCGCCGACATCATCCGCGAGCAACTGTTCGATGTAGACCTGCAAGGCAATGACCTCAATGTCTGGACCTATGAAGCAGCGCGCAAGATGGTCCGTTATGGCCACATTGGTACATTGGTGGATGCACCAGCTAATGGGGGTCGACCCTATTGGGTGACATACACGCCTCGGCAAATCCTTGGCTGGCGCACCGAGACACAAGAAGGCCGGCAGGTGCTGACACAGCTCCGGTTGGCGGAAGTGGTCACCGTCCCTGATGGTGAGTTTGGCGAGAAGTCCGTCGAGCAGGTGCGCGTACTGACGCCTGGTGAGTACCGCATCCATCGCAAGCAGGACAGCGGCGAGTTCACCGTCGTCGATGAAGGCCGCACCAGCCTTAGCGAGATCCCGTTCAGCATTGCCTACGCGCAGCGCCATGGCTTTATGGAGTCGCGCCCGCCGCTTGAGGACATCGCAGAGCTGAACCTCAAGACCTACCAAGTGCAGTCGGACCTCGACAATCAACTGCACATCTCAGCCGTGCCGATGCTGGCGTTTTACGGGTTCCCGTCAGCAGCCGAAGAGGTATCAGCCGGACCTGGCGAGGCGATCGCGTTCCCGGCCGAAGGCCGCGCCGAGTACATCGAACCAGCAGGCCGCAGCTTTGAGGCGCAGTTTCGCCGGCTTGAGCAGCTTGCGTTGCAGATCAACGAACTAGGGCTGTCGGCAGTGCTAGGTCAGAAGCTGAGCGCTGAAACCGCCGAAGCCAAGCGGATTGACCGCAGCCAAGGCGACAGCACCATGATGGTGATCGCGCAAAATATGCAGGACATGATCGACAACTGCCTGCAGTTTCATGCGCAGTACCTCGGCAATGCCACCGCTGCCGGTAGCAGCTACGTCAACCGTGATTTCCTCGGCGCACGCCTTGAGCCGCAGGACATTACCGCCTTGTTGTCGCTGTACACCGCTGGCACCATCAGCCAAGAGACCCTGCTGCGTGAGCTGGCCGAAGGCGATGTGCTGGGCGATAACTTTGATGTAGACGAGGAGCTGGAGGCCACATCCAATGCGGGGCTTGATCTACCGTCTGCTGGACAAGCTGACAGACTGGCTAGTGGACCTGATGATATGGATGGAGCCGAAGAAGCCCAGGAAGCAGGAACTTGACTACACCGTTTGCGACCTGCCTGATGAGGTGCTAGCTGTCATCCGGCTGACATGGTACAAAGACGGCAAAGCCGATGAAGTGGATGAGCTGCGCATCATGGAAGACGGCCAGAACGGTTACGACGCCTTTGCTGCAGCAGTGCAGGGTGCATTAACCCGTGGCGCCAATGTAAGCATTAGGTCGCAATATCGCCCTGAGCAACTTGGTGTCATCTAATGAGCACACCAGAAGCGCTATACCGCAACGCCATTGACCTAAATAGGTTCAGCAATAGCGTTGCGCGGCGCATCATTAATGCATACAACGACATCATTATTGATGCAGTTAATCAACTGCGGACGATTGATGAGCTGGCAGCGCCGGTCAAAGCTGCCAGGCTGCGGGCGATCTTGGCGCAGCTAAAGGACAGCCTCGGCACTTGGGCAGGTGATGCAACTGAGATCACCACCACCGAGCTGCAAGGCATCGCGCAATTGCAGTCTGAGTTTGTAACCGATCAACTGCGGCGTGCATTACCTGCTGGCGCTCGTGATGCAGTGCGCACCGTTGAAATCAGTCCGCAGTTTGCGCAAAGCGTGGTCACGACCGACCCGACGCAGATCAACGTCGTAGCACTGAGCGATGACCTGTTCGCAGCAGTGCAGGGCGCGCCGGCTACGTTCAACCTGACCGCTGCGCAGGGTGCCACGATCACACTGCCCAATGGCGAGGTGGTCACCAAGGCGTTCAGGGGCATCGCCGTCGATCAGGCTGAACGGTTCTCGCAGGTTGTGCGGCAGGGGCTGCTGACCGGAGAGCCGACGCCTGCTATTGCTAAGCGGTTAATCGGCAGCCTGCAGTTTGGCGAGGAAGCCAAGACCGTCAAGCAGCTCATCGCTGCAGGCGGGCAGGCAACAGCCGTAGCCGACAACCAGGTCATTGCCTTGGTGCGCACCAGCATCAACCAGGTAGCTAACACCGCCAGCCAGCAGGTCTATGAGGCAAACCAAGACATCACACCGCGCTACAGGTACGTCGCCACGCTTGACACCCGCACCAGCGCGATCTGCCGGGCACTCGATGGCCGTGAGTTTGAGTATGGCAAAGGACCGATGCCGCCGCAGCATTTCAACTGCCGCAGCACCACCGTGCCGGTCATTGACTACAAAGCCCTAGGGTTCACGCCACCGCCAGCAGGCACCCGCGCTAGCGCCGATGGGCAGGTGCCGGTCAACGAGTCCTACGGCCAGTGGCTAGCCCAGCAGCCGCTGCCGGTCAAGGCAAAGGCACTTGGCGCTAACAAGGTTGCCTATTTTGACAAGCTGTCGGCCAAGTACGGACCCAAGAACGCCATCGCCAAGCTGGTCCGCGACGATGGGTCAGAGCTAACGCTAGAACAACTCCGCGCCAGATATGGAGCCGTAAACTAAAGTATCTACAGCGACACCGCCATGGCACGCTCCTATAAACGTGACTCCAACGGCCGCTTTGCCGGCAGTGGCGGCGGCAAGGTAGGGAAAAGCGCCAAGAACATGGGCGCTCGTGCTAAGTACAAAAAGGCAGCCGGTGAAGCTCGTGAAGCAGCCCGGACCATGTCTGCCGCCACAAAGCGTGGCACTGTTGACAAGCTGACAAAAGCTGAGTCGAAGCGCACCAAGTCAAACCTGACCCGTGTGACAAATCAACTCACCGGCAAGAAAGGCAAGAAAGCCAAGAAGGCTGCATCAACATCCAAGAAAGTTGAAACCGCACGCGCTGCTGGCCGTAAAAAAGGCGCCGCTATGGCATCCAAAGCTAAAGCCCGCAACGCTGCCTTGGACCGCAGAGCAAAGGCACTTGGTGGTTGATCTATTCAGTAAATTCGTCCCAGCTTCCAAGGTCTTCCATCACGGCTTGCCAGAAGTCAGAAATCAGTACAAGGTCGCCGTCTTCATCTAAGGCGGCGATTTTTAATGGCGATGTATGCAAATTGCCATTTACGACAAAAATACGAGCGTTGTTGCCGTCTTCGTCAGACTCTGGGATGCGGCCAATGATTTTGCGCAGGTCGCGCACCGTGATGCCGTCCTGCTCGTCCAAAATGATGCGCATAGAATTGGGTCATGTCGCTGCATCCTAATGGCGAAGAAAAAGGACAAGGTCGCTAAGGTGATGGGCGAGTACAAGCGCGGCACGCTGCAAAGCGGCAAGCCCGGACCTGGTAAAGGACCAAAGGTCAAGAGCCGCAAGCAGGCCATCGCTATTGCATTGTCCGAAGCCGGCAAAGCCCGTAAAGGCGGCAAAAAGAAATGAAACGCGGCGACCGGGTTAGCTGGAACTACCAAGGCACCCGTACCTTTGGCGTGATCACCAGCATTGGCGGTGAACGGGCGACCATACCAACGCAAAGCGGCGGCAGTGTCACCCGTGTCGGCAGCATGGATGATCCGATCGTGCGGATCAAATCTGAGTCAACCGGCAACGCGGTCATCAAAAAGCGGTCAGAGCTGAAACCTGCACCACGGCGATGATCACCTATCGCGGCGAGCAGTTTGAGGGTTACAACAAACCCAAGCGGACGCCAAATCACCCGACCAAATCGCATGCGGTACTCGCCAAAGAAGGCGAGACCGTCAAGCTGATTAGGTTTGGTCAGCAGGGCGTCAGTGGCAGCCCACCACGAAAAGGAGAATCAGCAGCAGCCAAAGCCAGAAGGGCATCGTTCAAGGCGCGTCATTCTGACAATATTGCTCGCGGGAAGATGTCCCCAGCATTCTGGGCGGACAAGGTGAAGTGGTAGCAGCTTCCTGCTGGTGAATCCAGTCCTTTAACTCAGCGATGTACTGCCGCAAGTCTTGCGCTTTGGCTGCATGCCAGCCATTGCCGGTGCTGCGGTACAAGTGCTCATGGCGATCGACTGCATTAAGGCACTGCTTGATTAGCGGATTCCAAGGCTCACGGACTGGCGTGTCCCATTCACGCTTTGACACGATCACCACGCGCCATTACGATGGCAGCGTAATTAAGCCTGCGGCTTATCCATGTCCGATGAAACACAAACCCAGGAGCCTGCGGCTACCGGGGGTGACAATAATGAAGCGCTGCAACGCAGTGTGGAGGCTCTTGAGCGCAAAAATAAAGAACTGATTGCTGAATTG